CGCAGATGGCATTCCTGCACATTCGATTGCGATCGTGGTCGAGGGTGGCGATTCTCAGGCGATTGGTGAGGCCATCGCCAACAAGAAAACACCAGGCACAGGCACGTATGGCACGACAACCGTCACGACTTATGACGAGTATGGGCTGCCCAACCTGATTAACTTTTTCCGTCCAACGCCTGCGACCATTGGGATTGAGGTGACGATCACGCCATTGACTGGCTACACGACAGGCTTTGCAGATCAGATTGCTGCTGCCGTGGCTGCATCCATTCAGGCTCTTGAAATTGGTGATGATGTGCTCATCACCAAGTTGTACGTTCCGGCAAACCTTCCTGGCAACCCTGCTGGTGCAACGTTTGACATTTCGCTCATCCGAATCAAGAAAAACGCAGGCTCTTTTGGCACGAGCAACCTGACGCTAGACTTTGATGAAGTTGCCGAATGCGATCCTGCAGTTGATGTGACGGTGATTGTCCTATGACCATCGAGACCTACCTGAATCTCATCACGAGCGAGCATCGTGACAAGCCCAAGTTTGAGGCCACTATCACGGCTGGGGTTTCGCCCTTTGCCAAGATTCAGGACGTTTTAAATGGCCTCCCAGCAGACTTTGACATTGACACTGCGACCGGCGTACAGCTGGATGCTGTTGGCGTTTGGATTGGTCGCTCACGCCGCATTGATACGCCTTTGACGGGCATCTATTTCACGTGGGAAGGCTTGCTATCCGAGGGTTGGGAGGCCGGTTCTTGGAAGGGCGAGTTTGACCCTGATTCTGGCATTGTAGACTTGCCTGATGACGCATATCGGACGCTACTGAAGGCCAAGATCGCCGCAAACGCCTGGAACGGTTCAATACCTCAAGCCTACGACATTTGGGTGAGTGTGTTTGACGCTGAGAGCATCTTGCTCATCCAAGACAATCAAGACATGAGCATGGTTGTCGCCATTTCCGGTCAACGACTTGACACCATTGAGCAGGCTCTACTGGTCAATGGCTACATTCCACTCAAGCCCGAGGGCGTGAAGATCAACTACTATGCTGTCGTGCCTTCAGATGGCACACTGATGGCATGGGATGTGACACCAAACGCTGCTCTTGCTGGATGGGATTCCGGTCAATGGGCAACTGAACTGATACCTGCTTAAAAGGAGAAATGAATGGCAACGAATGAAATCCTACGGTTTGCAGAAACCGACACCGGCACAAACCTGCTCACGCAGTCCGAATATGCCGCTGACTCGCAACGTCCTATTGGCAACCAGCCTGGTGTTGCTCGATCAAAGCTAGTCAATAAGGCTCTACGTCAATCCTCACTGATTGCTGCTGGCATTGCTGAGTTTATTTCGGATAAGCAAGCAAACAACATCACGGACTCTCTTACTCCGCAAAATATTGCAGATTATTTTGAGGCTGCAATTTTGTCCTCGATTCCCTCTTTCACTCAAGATGGGTATTTTTACAAAATTGACGCAACATCTGTTGCATTTTCAAAGACTGGAAATGGAACCGCAACAGTAAAAGCCGGAACGATTGTTGATGTGGCTGGAACTCAGGTTGAATTTTCAACTGCAACCTCCATCACCATGCCATCCCTTTCTTCAGGGACGGACTATGCTGTTTGGGTAAAAGATGATGCAACAATTCAAGCATCAAGCAATCACACATCCCCGCCTTCTGCTGGAAACTGGCGCAAGATTGGTGGTTTTCATTACGCGCCAGGAGGAAATTCAGTCGGAAACACCACGCCACAAATCAATGAGTATTCATTCTGGGACTTGAAGTTTCGGCCTGCATGTTCAGACCCACGTGGAATGACGTTGGTGGCTGGCGGTTTTTGGTCTGACATCTACCTGACGGGCGTGGATGCAATCACCAACGGCTCGTCTAAGTACAACGTCACAATGGCAGATGGTTCTAGTCCTCCAAAAGTGCCCACGATGTTTGGAGGTAATGGCTCGACAACCTATGGCTCATACACATGGTTCGAGGCTATGGAGTTGGCTACTGCTTTTGGTAAACGCTGCCCGACTCAACAGGAGTTCATGGCTGCCGCATATGGCACTACTGAGGCATCCTCTATCGGCACAGATCAAGTCTCAACAATTCTGAATGCCGCATACACATCAAAGTGGGGAGTAATCCAAGCAACTGGTGTTTTGTGGGTTTGGGGTCGCGACCGTGGTGGCCCATTCGCAGGCGCAAGCTGGAACGCAAACACGGAGGGTCGTGGTTCTGAATATAACGCACCAAACGCTGCGCTATTTGGCGGCGACTGGGGCAGCGGCGCGATCTCCGGTTCGCGCTGCTCGAACTGGCCCTACGCCGCCTCGAACTCGAGCGACTACCTCGGGTCGCGCTTCGTCTGTGACCACCTGCAACTTGATTGAGCAGGGCGAAAGCCCTGCATTTAAATGCAACCAATTCAGGAAGAAAAATGCTTCGATCAAATGGCAATAGTGGAAAAATACGAGAGGGTAATCTCGTATCTCTACCCTATTGCTCAGTCGATGCCAAGAAAACACGGAGTTGCAAGAGAAATGTTTTTGCATTGCCTAATGGGAATCCCAGATTTGCTTATTCAGGCAGGCAAAAGCAATCAAATTTCAAAAGTTTACGCCGCAGACGCAGGGCTTGCTCATCTGCGGTTTTGGATGCGATTTCTTACGACAAATCGGTGCATGACCGCTCACCAACACCAAACATCACAAGTGCTTTTGGCGGAAATTGGCGGGATGGTCAACGCATGGATAAAGCGCAAGAAGTCTCAGGGGCATACTGGATAAAAACGCTGCGCTATTTGGCGGCAACTGGAACAACGGCGCGAACTCCGGTTCGCGCTGCTCGAACTGGAACAACGCCGCATCGAACTCGAACAACAACATCGGGTCGCGCTTCGTCTGTGAGTACACATCTTGATCGCTCTGTCAACGCTATGGCTTGGCAGGCAGGCCAGTCCAAGTGTGGTCAGCCAGTCTTGTCCTCCTCTGGGGAATACATTGCTCGGTTCGACATAACGCCTAGTAGCGAAACATCGAAAAGCGGAGTCGGCTTCTTTATGGCAAAAAAACACCGAAACCTGATTGACAGAATAACGACAATCGAAAACCTGCGCCTTGCTTATGAAAAAACAGCGCGAGGCAAAAAAATGTCGTTTGGGTATCTTGAGTTCAAAGAGTACGCCGAAGCAAACCTACTCTTGATTCAAGAGGAACTTAAAGACAATGCATACAAGATTGGCGACTATCGCGAGTTTGTGATTTACGAGCCAAAGCCAAGACTGATTTCTGCGCTAGATTTTAAAGACCGCCTAGTGCAGCACGCTGTTTGCAATGTCGTTTCCCCGATATTTGAAAAGACGTTAATGCCCAATACTTTTGCTTGCAGGGTTGGATACGGAACCCATGCTGGCGCGAGATTTGTTCAATCAAGACTTCGACATGGGCAATATAAGTATTTTCTCAAAACGGATTACAGCAAATACTTTCCGTCGATTGATCGGCCCATATTGCATAAAATGATTGAGCGCAAGATCGCCTGCAATGCAACACTCGCGATTCTGAGGGAGATCATACCGCCAGATGGCAAAGGCATTCCAATCGGCAGCCTAACAAGTCAGCTATTTGCAAACGTATACGGCAATGCCGCAGACCGTTTCATTCACTTTGACCTTAAGCAGCGGGAATGGGCAAGATACATGGACGATATTGTTTTGCTTGGCAATGACAAAGATGAACTCATGGATAGCTTTCTTAGAATAAATGATTTCTCCATGAATCTTCTTGAGCTTCGAATTGGAAAGTGGCAAATATCGCCAACATCTCGCGGAGTGAATTTTCTTGGATATCGAATTTGGGCATCTCACAAGCTGCTTCGCAAAGATTCAGTCACAAGAGCAAAGAGGAAAATCGCTCGATTCCTGAAAACAAACGATCAAGAATCTTTGAAAAAATTTACTGCATCATGGTCTGGTCATGCAAAATGGGCAGACACCCGCAACCTTTTTAAATGGATGGAGAACACACATGGCATCACTATCTAAAGTCGTCATCAATACCCGAGAGGACTTAGACGCAATCATCGGAACGCCTGAATATGACGAGTTCATGAGATCGCTGAAAGGCTCAATGATTCGCAAGCAAGACGCAGCTTTGCGCCCAGATGGTTACGGTCAGCCAGACCATGAAGGGCCAGAGATTCCTCCTGTCTGGGAGGATGTTGAGGATTTGTCTACGATTGAAAGATTCGGCTTCACAAAAGCAGATTTTGAGGGGCTGTAATATGACGCAGGAACTCTTCAACATAGTAGTAGGTGTTGCTGGTGCTCTTGGCGGCTGGTGGCTCAAGGTGATGTGGGAAACACTCAAGGACTTGCAGACTGCTGACAAAGAATTGATGGACAAGGTCTCAAAGATCGAAGTCTTGGTCGCTGGCGCATACGTCAAACGTGATGAGTTTGACCGCGCACTGACCCGCCTTTTTGAGAAGCTAGACCACATCGATTCCAAACTGGACTCCAAGGCTGACAAATGACTTTCAAGCTGGGCAAGAAATCCCGCGAACGACTGATTGGCGTGCATCCTGACCTCATAAGGGTCGTGGAACGCGCCATTGAGTTGACCGATGTGGATTTCACTGTCCTTGAAGGCATCAGATCAAAGTCCAGGCAAGAAAAGTTGGTGGCCTCTGGCGCAAGTCAAACCATGAACAGCCGACATTTGACGGGCCATGCCGTTGACTTGGGAGCTTTGGTCGCCGGTCAGGTGAGATGGGACTGGGGCCTTTATTTGCGGATTGCTGGGGCCGTTCGCACTGCGTCCCTGGAGTTGGGCATCCCGATTCGCTGGGGAGGCACGTGGGGCCTTCTGAGCGATCTGAAGGGGGATATCACGGCTGATGTGCTGCACAAGCGTTTCCCAGA